TCTCAGCCGTTGTTTCTCTGGGGCATGGAAGTTTCTTATACCATCCCCGAACTGATGTCCGCACAGCAGTTGGGACGTCCGGTTGATGCCCAGAAGTATCAGGGTATGCAGTTGAAGTGGCAGATGGATATTGACGAAATGGTTTACACCGGTGACACAGCAATGAGCAAATATGGTCTGCTGAATTCCACCGCTGTTACTACGAGCTTTGTTGATGTCGGTGATGGTGGAGCGACCCAGTGGACGACAAAGACCGCTGATGAAATCCTGGAAGATGTCAATGATCTGATTTCAGATTGTTGGGCCGCTGCTGGCTATGCCGTTTGCCCCAGCAAGCTTTTGCTGCCTCCGGCACAGTTTGCCTATATTACCTCTCAGAAGGTAAGCACCGCTGGCAATATTAGTATCCTTCAGTTCCTTGAGGATAATTGTATTGCTCTGAAGATCAATGGCAAGAAGCTTGACATTCAGCCCTGCAAATGGCTGGTGGGTCTTGGTGTGGCTGCCGGTTCCCCGTCTGCCGCGACTGATCGTATGGTTGCATACAGTCAAGATAAGAACCGTGTTCGTTACCCGTTGGTTCCGTTGCAGAGGACCCCGTTGGAGTATCGTTCGATTTATCACCTCACCACTTACTTCGGTAAGCTGGGTGTTGTGGAGATTGTCTATCCCGAAACTTTGTTATATCGCGACGGAATATGAATAATTTCAATAGATTAGACGCTGGACGCTGGAAGAAAAATGATAATTTATAAGATAGAAAATAACATTAATGGTAAAATCTACATAGGTCTCACAACAAAAGGCCTCGGTAAGAGAATTGCCCAACATGTTATTGAAAACAAATCTTACATCCAAAAGGCTTTAAACAAGTACGGGTTGCAGTCATTCACCATTTCTGTAATTGATGAAGCTGATTCCAAAGAAGTCCTTTGCGAGAAGGAACAATATTGGATAAAGTTTTATGACTGCAAATCCCCGAAAGGATATAACCTTACTGATGGTGGAGATGGTCTTATAAATCCTTCCAAGTCTGTCAGGAAGCGAATTTCCAAAAAAGTTTCTACTATTTTAAAAGGTAATCAGTATCGCAAGGGAATTTTGCATTCCGAAGAATCGAAAGAAGTTAAATGAGAGCCAATCAAAAAGGAGATTGTTATGGCTACAAAAATTAAATTTAATGTCCCGGCGCAGATTAAGAATGCTGTTGGGAGACGGGAAACATTTAAACCCGGCACTTATGATTTTGATGACAAAGTAGTGGATCACTGGTTCATTCAGGGCTTGATTGCTTGCGGAAAGGCAGTTATTCTTGAGCAAGCAGTCAAGTCTGAATCGGCTAAACCAAAGCAGCAGGAGTTGCTTTTTGCCGCTCCTGCTGCAAAGCCGGTTGCTGTTAAGAAAGAAGAACCTATCAAGCCAACTGTTGTCAATCTGGGGACGGTGGAAAGAGATGTGGAGATCGAAGAAATCAAACCTTCTCCGAAAAAGAAAATCAATGTAAAAGAATCTATCGCTGCTCCAAAGGAAGAAGTTAAGAAGCCTGTTGAAGAAGTTAAGAAGCCTGTTTTGAAGAAAAAGAAACGGGAAAAATAAGGAGTTGAGATGGCTACAGACACTTGTGAATTTAAGAAGGTATTTCCCGAGTTTGCCGATGATAACAAATATCCTCCAGCGCAGATTGAATACTGGGGGAGCATAGCCGAGCTTCGATTAAATGCTGACCGATGGGGGAATTTGCTTACTCATGGGAAGTATTTATTTATCGCTCATAATGTTGCTTTATCCGCACAAGCAGTGGCAGCGGCAAATCAGGGATCAAGTGTTCTTCAATCAACAGGCTTGCTTGCAGGAAAGAGTGTCGGGGATGTTTCAATCAGTTATGATACCGGTGCTTCAAATGAAGAAGGTGGTGGCAATTATAACTTAACCCGGTATGGCAGGGATCTTTTACGCTTGGCAAGGATTGCAGGTATTGGTGGTGCTCAACTGCTTTCTGCCGACACAACGGTTCCTTATCTTGGTGAAACATGGTAACGGTTCAGGTTCAAAGAAAAGTTAATATTGATCTTGATAAGGTCTTGGCTCAATTAAAGAAGAAGGCTGTTTATGTCGGCATTCCGAAAGAGAACAGCAAGAGGGATGATGGAGAAATGACAAATGCTTCTTTATTGATGATACATTCAAAGGGCAGTCCTTTGCGTAATCTCCCTGCAAGGCCGGTCATTGAACCTGCAATTGAAGATGAAACCAATAAAGCAAAGATTTCCAGACAACTAATTGCCGCAGCAAATAAAGGATTAAATGGTGATCAAGCTGGATTTGTTGCCGGGTTAAATGCTGCTGGGCTTCAAGCGCAAAATGTTTGCAGGAAGTGGTTTAAGAACCCGAAGAATGGCTGGGAGCCTTTAGCGCCTTCTACCATTCAAGCAAAGGTCAGGAAATACGGTAAGGGTAAAAAGGTTGATACCTCCAGCATCGTTCCTCTTATTGACACTGGAGAAATGAGAAAAGCTATTACGTACGTGTTGAGGGATTCATGATTTACGTAGGGGAATTGATAACGGACCCGGACTTTTCACAGAAGTTTACTGTGTATCGCAGTAATGGTTCTTTTGTTGATGGGGTTTGGACGGAAGGAACTCCGATACAGATTGAGATGCTGGGCGTTGTAACGGTTATGAGTTCCAGAGAACTTCATCAATTGCCCGAAGGTG